GTCATGAATGCACCATGAGTAGATGGATTAGAAACAAAATCCCAACCAATCAATTCAAAGTCATCACCAACTTTTACCTTACCTTCACCTATATTCGTCACCGAACCCATACCACGAGATGAAATACCCAATAGGATACCAGCTCTTAATAACTCTTTAAGTATATTTCCTGATGGAGTTGGAAGTATTTCAACCGTTCCAACCAAATCATCACCATCCCAATGAATCTCTCTTACATTATGAGAAACATTCTTTAAGTTGATTACAGAAGAATCAGGATGGTCTAACTCACCCAATGCTCTTCTTTCTTTAATAAGAGTTTCGTATTTCTTAGCCTCTCTCATTAAGATTTCTCTTGGATATATTCTACCATTTTGGTTTTCTGCACCTGCTCGTTGTAAAATACCCTTAACGAGAGTTCTTCCACTCGCGTCTTCGTTTATTCTACCTTCAAATAGGTTTGTTTCTATTAGTAATGATTTCATTTTAATCCTTATCTTTTTAATTTTGTATTTTTACTAACAAAAGTTATCTCCAAGTACCTCTTGCTTGCATAAGTTTTTTAAACATTGCAGGGTGTTTCTCGCGTTCTTTCTCTATTTGTGAATTTAATTTTTCTACTTCTGCTTTAAGTTTGGCCGGCCATTTATCATAATTTTCCCAAGGGAAATCACTAGGATAACCTTTATTTATTAATTCCCATTGCTTTTTAAGTAGTGCACTACTTTTATCAAGTGATGCTTTATAATCGGCTTCCAACTTGTGTATTTCTTTTGTGTTGAATTTATCAAGAACTGGTGGCCACGAAGGAAATTTGGAATTTTCTGCTTCGTTTACTGATTCACCCAATTGTTTTCCAAATTCATCCCAAATCTGTAATGCTCTTTTTTGAACACCTTCTTTAGAATTATTTGCACCAACTGGAATAACTTTCTGAAGTTTACCACGAACTACAAACCCACCATACATGGTCTCACCCTTTGTAGTTTTAACCACTACTATTTGAATACCTTGTTCATTTTTAAGTTTATTTACAACTTTAATAGTTGGTTTTTTTGATGCTTCGTTTACTGATGTTCCTTCCATTATACCAACTGCAATATCGCCTACTACAAAATCAGGTTTAGATGCATATTTCTTATTTACAACGGCCACTCTATTATTTGGAGTTGGTTGTATAATATAAATTGGAAGTGGTTCGGTAGCAAAAGTATATTTCATACCTAATTTCTTCAATTCTGCACCAAGACCCATGAATGAAGATGCAGATTCAACTGCTCCTTTGATTTTAGCCATGTCAGAAGATGAAACAGCTTCATTTACTGATTTTCCTTCCGATACATCCCATTGTTTTTTAGTCATTATACTATGTCCACCAGGACTTTTCATGACCCATGCTTTTGCTTCATTACCTGATTTGAATGTTTTAACCAATTTTGGGCCTTTTGGAGTTTTTTCAAGTCCAACCCATGGTCCAGATGCCATTGCTTCGTTTGTTTTACCAGCTCTTAATGCAGCTAAATCAGATGCCTCAATCTCACCATCACCATCAACATCTAATTTGTGTTGATTGCCAGTCAATTCTTCGTTTTTCTCACCCTTAGCATCCCAAGCGGCATCAATTTTGTTAAAGAAAGCCTTTTTTTCTTCATCACTCATATCAGGAATAGACTTTCCAGCCTTTTCTAATGCTCTTTTGAAGAACTCTTGATACTCTGATTCATCTATCATTACTTCTCTTACGATACCTTTGAATTGTTCTTTTGTTATTTTCATTTTTCTATCTCCTGAAGAGTTTTAGCTATGTTAACTAATCTTTCTTTTATTTTATAAATATGGGTATTGGTTCTTTTCCAATAGTTATCAGAATCCAACTCATTGATGTTTTTAATCTTGTTATACCAAGAAAAAAACTTTTCAACTTCTGCTAACTGGTATTTTAATTCTTTCAATCCAACTGCCAATTTTTTATTAGCATGCATTGATGTATCATTCTTTAATTCTAACCAACGATTTTCGGTTATAGACTCGTTTATTTTAAAATCCTTAAAGTTTCCGATATGAGATGCAAGAGCAGCAGAATGATATAGTTTACCACTAATTTTATTTTTAAAACTATTTGCACCGATTTTAACAAAAGGTCCATATCCACCACCTGAAACTTTAGCCCCATTTGGTAATCCCTTTAATTGTTTTTCTATGTCTTGAAGATTTGTTTCGGTAATATTATCTACATCATTATCAACTACCGAATACCCTAATTGAGTTGCAATTTTTTTTCTTCTTTGGGAATCGGATTTACGTGAAAAAGCATGAGGAGTCTGATATCCATCAACATTACCTGTCACATTGGATTCTTCTAACTCCTTTTCAACCTCGTGAATAAGTTCGTCTATGTATTTTTTAAGAGATTCTTTTTTTAACATTTTTTATTTCCTTTACCAATTCATACGCCATCATTAAAGAAGAAACTTGTTCATCAGTAACTTTCTTACCAATTTTTTGTGTCTTTAATACATTAATAGTTTCTTTCAATTTGATTTTTGTAATCTTATCTTCCATTTTTGTATAAATGGAATGTAATTCAGTTATTACTAGTTTTAATTGATTAGAATAATACTCACCAAATTTAGATGTGTTGGTAACATTATTAATATATTCTCTCAATAAATTTTTTTGAACATCATTCAGATTTGAATATTTCTTATTGAATGTTTCAAGAAGGATTTTATATGTAAGTAAACGAAGATCCTTTTCTTGTTTTTTATAATCTTCAACAAGTCTATCTTCTTTTTGTTTTAACGTAGGACTTGATGTAGATATATGTTCTACTAATGTTAATTTTGAATCAAATATATCTTTTATATCGGAAATATCAGATTTTTTGGCCTCAAATAATTTATGAATTGAAGCCAATACTCTATAATTTGTTACAGGTGACGTTAAAAAATTATCAATCTCAAATGTTTCTTTGATTGCCTTTACAAGATTATATTTTTCTTTAATGAGTTTTTGTTCATCGAGTTTAGTTCTCGCCTCTAATATAGCATCAATAAACTTTTCAGCTTTAGATTCTGTATTATACTTTTCATCTATTAAAAGTTTATATAGACGAAGTTCTTTAGATAATTCAGTCCCATTACCAAAGAATTCGGCTACAATTTTTTTAGCCTTCTCAGGAGAGTTGTTTAATATCTCTAAAGTTATTTGACGGGTTAATAATTCAAATAGAAAACCCGTATTTTTAAATTTAGAATGTTTAATTTTTTTCATATTTACTCAATTATTTATTTTGATATACTCAAAAACTCTTATATAAATATAAATATTTTTTTGATTTGTTATTTTTATTGATTATCTAGTATATTTGATTCATCTAACATACCTTTTGTTTCATGTAGGTATTTTCTTTTTGAAGAAATACCGTTAATATATTTCAAGGCTTTTTGTTCCGATGTTCGATGTTTTAACACATTATTATTTTCCTTATCACCAAGAGGGTCTCTACCAAATGGTGATTTATCTTTACCGTAGGTATTACCCTCTCGTGGTCTTCCACCTTTATCTTTAGTTGCTTCTAATTCAGTTTTAAGTTGATTAAGAGATTCTTCAACATCTTCAGGTTCATTCTGCATAGCAGGGTCATTACCCTGGTCTTCAATAGAACGATATCTGAATCTATCTTTAATATCATTAATAATTTTAACTCGTTGAACCTCTTGTTCGCCATCTGCTAACTTAAAGATATTCTCATAAACCCAATCTTTAGATAACATATTTAGACCCGCTATATCGGTTGCTAATCTTACCTTTTCAGACCATAGGTTTACTCGTTCTTGTTCGTAAATAGTAGATGGGTTAATCAAATTCAATTCAAAGTTTGTCATTTCAACATCCTGAATTCCTTGAGAATATAAGTGAATGATTGCAATCTTTGATAATTCTGATATGATTGTTCGTTGGATTCTTTCAATAGTTCTAGCAAAACGAACATCCTCTGCTGCAAGAGTAGCCTTACCATTTACATTCTCATCATATCCTAGATATGCTTTAGGAATTTTAAGAGCAGCAAAAAGTTTATTTTTTAGATACTGAATATCTTCAGTTGCTGCATAATCCAACCCTGAAATATTTTCAATAGAAGTTCCACTATCTCCACCACGAACTGGTAAGAAGAAATCTTCTGTTAGGTTTTGCATATTATACTTCAAGTTATACTCACCACTATTTCTATCAATAAAAGGAACTTTTTTCATCTTATTGATAATTCGTTGCATGTAGTTATCAACTTCTTGTGGTGGGATATTACCGATATCAATTTTGAACACCCTTTTCTCAGGTGCTCTCATGATTCGGTGAATCAACATGGCATCTTCCATAAGAGATAATTGTTTCCACAATCTTCTACCATTTTCAATCATAGATTTACCGTATGGAAGCCAGTTTGTATCTGATAATAATCTAAAGTGTGCTATTTCAAAGTTATCATATTCCATTTTACCCATAGGGTCTTCGGTAATCTTAAACTTTACAGCGTTTGGATTATTTGGGTCTATAAGTTCTAATCTTTCAGTATTATAAACTGAATGTGGAGTTGCGTTTACAATACCCTTTCCTTCTGCAATTTCCAACCCAAGAAAAAAGTCACCATACTTACACATATTTCGTGTCCATGGCCATAGGTTGAATTCAACATTTAGAATATCAT